CTCCAGCAATGTTATGAGCTGCGTTGTCATAACGAATAGTTATAGTACACTGAACAAATTCACTTGAACTATAGTTTAGGTCTCCATATTGGATACTAGGAATAAAACATCCTGTAACGTCCCAACTATCTAGTACGCCAGCATCACCTTCATCGTGAGCACCGTCTAGTGTTTCGATTATCATTTTGAATTTGTAAGATGAGCCACTCTTTTGAGCACTCTGGTCAGCATGGTTAACTTGGTTAGCAATTTGATTGCCTAATTCTTTAATTACATCACTGTTTACATCGTCACGAACAACGAGTGTAATATCCTGCCATGTATGTTTTCCAGCTAAACGAATCTTTGAGTTGTATACATCAATTGTAACATCTTCATGGTCTAGTGCTGGACGGGTAACACTAATAACATTCTTAGTTACTAGAGCTCCATTGTTACTGTTTCCCAAGTTTGTGAACTTGACACGGAAACGATATTGTAGCTTCGGCATTAATGTGGCTTCACCACCACCGGAAACCGGTACACCAAAATTTGCAATTACAGCCATCTTAAATCTCCTTTTAAAAAGTGTTTGTCTATAGTATTATTTATGCAAAACAGTCAAAAAAGAACGGAGCCTATTTCTAGACACCGTTCTTGTAGTTAAGTATATGTTTATTAACTAAGTTCGCCTGTGTTTACAATTCTAATTGGAATGTAGATAAATTCAGCCGCTTTAGTTGGCTCAATTGCTACATCAATATATAGTTCATTAGCATCGATTCTCGCAGGAGTGTTGTTTGTTGTATCACAAACTACTGCATAGTCATACACACCACGTTGTGCTAGGATATTTGACATAAAGCCTTCAAATGTACCTTTAGCATTAGAACGTGTGTTTGCATCATTTGGCTCAAACAAGTAAGGTCTGCCAATAACTGCAAATCGTTCTCTTAGGTATGCTGTTAAACGTGCTACGTTAACTCTATCCAATGCACTTGCACCTGAATGTAATGACTTCTGTCCAAATACAACAATTCCTTCTGCAGGAAATCTTGCAATTGGGTTAAGTTTTTTAACATACATTGCATCACGTGATCCTTGTGTTAGTGATATTGGAGTAAACTCGTTTTCACTATTTAGGTAACCAACGTTTGTTGCGTTTTGTACAACACCACGTGTTAGTCCTGCTGGAGCAAACCACTGGAAACTAACGTTGTCGTTATATGCATATGTGTATAGTACTGAATGTGATGCAGGAGCAACAACGCTCTTGCCACTTACTGGATCAGTTGTTAGCACACTTGGGTAATAGGCTGCTGAATAAGTATTCTTTCCTACTAGTCCTGTTTCACCGTTCTCTGTTGCACCTATGCCGTCAATCCAATTAACTGCTTCTGTATTGTTAATACGGAATGGTGTATCTACAATAATAAATGCTGTTTCATTACGATCACTGTTTAGTGTAACCATTTCATCAAACATTTCTGGATATGCCGGAGCGGCAATTAAACGGAATTGAACATTCTCTTCACGAAGTTCTGTTCCGGCTGCACTTGCCTGCATAGCATTAGTAATAACTCTACGTTGTGCAAGTCTACCAAATGATCCTGAACCATCTGCTTGATTGCCTGCAAAGTTACGCCATTTCCATGCAGTTGTTAGTGAACTGTCATATTTTTTAACAGTAGCTGCTGAACGACACATGTTAATTGCTGATGTACCTACTGGATATACTAGTGGATTAGGTCCACCTGCTAGTACGGCTGATGATGCAACAAAGGCACCGCCTGCGTTTGCTAGATCAGTGATATCACCGAACACAACACCTGCACTTGTACTTTGGTCTGTTTTGTCTTTAACAATCCATGATGTTCCGTTATGTCTGTAAATTACAGGATAACCTGATGCATCAGTATCAATCCAATAGTCGCCATCTCCTAGAGATCCGCCACTTTTGTTTGTTAGTGGAGCAGTAGTAATATACTGAATGTCACTTACTTTAAGCCATTTTTGTACGCCACTGTCTAGAGCCGCTTCATAAATGTCTAAGTCGTTTAAGTCTGGGTCAAACCATAGTGTACCGTTTACTGGTGCACCTACTGGCATTGTTGTACTTGCTTCCATTACATAACCGCCAGTTGCAGTAGCTGAACTAGTTGAGATGTCATCCCATTCTTGAGCCGCTGTATCGTCCCAACGTTTAATTTCAATTACGCCAGTACCATCATTAATTGATAGCCAAATCTCTCCGTCAGATAAGTTACTATTGGCTACGCCAGCAGTACCATCCTGTTGAATGTCTCCTACAACGCCTGTTGGAGCAGTTGCATGATCATTAGCATAAACTGGTGTCTTTGCTACAAATGTTGCAGTAGCAGTTGTGTATAATGAGATATCAACATCTAATCCTGCGCCTGGAGTTGTTGTCTTAATCCAAATATCACCTGTACTTGGTGAGCTTGGTACTGTGTAGTGTGGAGCATATGTTCCATTAGTACTTGTTGTGATTGCGTCCCATGAACCTGCTACACCTTTGTAGTAGATGATCTGTGTATTAGAAGCACTATTAACAACTTCTACTAAGTAAGTGTCATTAACAACAGCCGCTGTCGCAGTACCGGCAGTTGTTACAATTTCAACTGTAGGTGTAATTGCTGTCCATACACTTGAAGCACTATATTCGTAAATGCCGTATTTTGATAGTGTTGGGTTTACCCAATATGTTAGATTAGCCGCTGGACCTGTTGGTGCAGCTGAACTTGGGCGAAGTTGTGTAGTGTTTACGTCTGCATTAACAATGTAAGCTGCCGCACTTTGGCCCAAGAAACTATATGCCGCTAGTAGACCATAATCATTAGTTTCATCACCTTGTTGAACTGTGCCACTTACTGTACGGAAATCAATATTACCGAAGTACTGTGTTAGTTCTCTCTGTGATGTTACTAGGATAGGTTTACCTGCATTGGCAGTTTTGGTATATTTTGCAATACCGTCAGTTTCTGTGCCTGTAGGATCTGTTTTGTTTTGCCCAGTTGCAATAAACAACATTGGGACTGTGCCAGCGCCTGCAGGACCGTATACTGACTCGTCTGTTACTGAAACCTGTACGCCAGGTGAAACAAGATTTGCCATTTGGAATTCTCCTTTAAAAATAACGTTTGTAGAAACATTTTTGTTCTACTCGTATTTATAGGATCCTCCAAAATAGTGCTTATTATAGAGTTATATATGTATTTAATTGAGGCTATTTAGGACTTGAGTTTTTAAATCTTCAAGCGAAGTGGTGTTATTTATCACATAATCGAAATTCCAGCCTGCCCAACTCCATTCACTTTTGTGTACTTCTGGAAAAATTACGTCCATTGAATTGTGAGGAGAATTACTAGCACCTGCTTTGTTAATGCCTGAGGCAGTTGCCCACCACATTGGTTGTTCATTACGCCATACTACGGCAGTTGATCCACCTAATCGTTTAATAACTTCTAGTTCATTAAAGAATCTACAGTCACTAATAACAACGTTGTTGTCTGTCATTTCAATTTGGCGTTCACAGGCCGCAACCCATATGTCTGGATGAAAATGTGTTCTTAAAACATCTGTACCAACTACTTGTAATGCTAGTCTTGGAGTAAAGTCTGGCATATCCAAACGTTTAGCCCACCAACTATCCACTGATTCTCTGAATACTCTGCTTTCAGGTGTGTTACCTTCTAATAGGATACGATCCCATCCAAATATATTAGCACATGCATCTTTTAATACGCCTGCGAAGCTGATACGTTGAAAGCCTTCTGAGATCAGAAAGCCTGCGGCAGTATCTTTACCGTGACCTATTAGGCCACATATACCAATTACTTTTTTCATAATGTTATTATATGCTCTTATTTTTAAGTTGTCAATATGTAATCTTAGCCAATGACAAAACTTAAACCTGTTGAACCTTCACTATATAGTGTTAGCTCTTGTTCAAGTTTATCAATTTCGCCCATTGCATCTGTACGAAGTTGATCTGCGTTCATTGTAGTTCCGCCTTGTGGGCCTGCAATCTGTGTAAACTTACCACGTGCTTCTGCTAACATTAGTCTAACATGAGCAAATGCATAATCCTTAACCCAAGGTCCTGCATATGTATCGGCAAGAATATTCTGATCTGGACGGTGATTGTAACAATGCAAAATGCATGTATCAGCAGATTTTATTTTACGATGTACTAGGAGTTTATGATCCTGAGGACGCCATGTAAACATCATTTCAGCACCAAATAGTCTTCCCATTGTTTCTCTATACTGATGCATAAAATCAAACATTGCAAGACCACCACTGCCTTGTGAATTTAGAAGATATGTATTCATAAATGCGGCCTGGAAAGGTTCTATATCATTACCTGTTCCACTACTTACACCCGTTGTTCTACGATAGATATCTCTAACTTCAACAATTTCTACTGGAAGAGTATACTCATTTTGATCTTCTTGTAAATCCAGAAATATGTAACTTTCCTCTACGGCATTTTCAGCTCGTTGGCGGTACTTTTGTAGGCTTTTGTTAACTGCCAGTTCATAATGTTCTGGGTCCAGTTCTACATCAACCATGCCACCACCTAGGCGTAGTTCCATTTCTTTAATTAGATCACTTTTTGCACTCATGTTATTCTCCTTAACTGTATTTATTTAAATACAGCCAGAATAACAGTTTCATCATTAAACCTACCATTGAGCTTTGTTTCAGTTGTCTTAATAGCCTCAAACTGCTTAACGGTTCTAACCTTTGTTGTTTTCTTAAAGGTGTTTAATTGTTCTTGTGGTTTACGGAGTGTCTTTTGTAGACTTGTTTCTTCGTTATAGTTTAACAAAGTTGTGCCTCTTGCTTTGAAACCATCTTCATCTACACTAACATATACACCCAACTTACGGTTTTTAGTATTAAACACTACTGCACATACGGCGCCAATTAAACCACTAGGGCTTACACTTGCAATACCATAGTCACTGTCAATCTTCTTATACTTCATCTTAGCAACTAGTTGATCAGCTGACTTCTCTTTTACTTTACGAGGCTTTTTAGTTGCCTTCTGTGTAGTAATAATCATATCACAAGCATCAAGAATCTTTTTGTACATTTCCAATGCCGCCTTCTTCTGGGCAGTACTGTAGTGTGCAAAACCTTCTTCCAGTTGCTCTACCATATCTAAGTCATGCTCACTTAACTTTTTACGTTGTGTAGCATTGGGTAAGTTCATAAGTTCTGTAAACTCACTGAACTCTCCTTCATAAAGTGTTCTAATAATACGAGCATGATTTGCCTTTGCTCCTACTTTTACCAATACTTTATGTGGTTCAAAGTTCTTAACAGTTGCAGGATCAGAATCAATAATAAAGTTTTCCACAAACTCTTCAATCTCTTCCGTCATACGAAGGCTTGCTTCTTTCATAACTTGCTGGATTGAAGGCTTGAAATACTTTATGTTCTTTTCTTTTTGTGCCTGATCAGCAATTGCCTTTGCTTCTACTAAAGGAGTACCTTCTTTGATTGCAGTAACAATAGTTCTCTTAATATAATCACTTGCTGGATTTAGTACATCACCAGTGCCTGGCAAGCTCTCCCAATATTCTGCATGTTGTTGATGTAAGTCTGGCATACCATCTAATAGTAACTTAGCATTAATGGCCGCATTGATTGGCACATGTGGAGCCGCCTTAACAGCCTTAATATCTTCAGCACTATACTCTTCTTTCTTCATCCATATGTGAAGAAAAGGGATTATCTCAACATGCTTAACTGTTTGATACAGTTCATCAGTTGCTAGTCTTCGCTTTTTACCGAAGTCTGGACCTGACATTTCCAATGCACCAGACCAATCAATAGTAATGATACCTGTTTTACGCCTTGCGGCCGCCCGGTTCTTTTGTTTACGAGACTTCTTTGGTACTGCAATTTTAGCCATTCTGATAACTCCTAATAATTAATACTTATTCAGTATAGCATCTTTTACGACATTGTCAACCTATTATTTTCTGTATAAATACATTATAAGAGGAATGATATGCCACGATTAAGTTTATACAGAAATTATAAAGGTAACGATTACAAATTTATGGACTGGAATGTCCGTGAACAGTTTGACATTGGTGGAACTGGTGTGCATGTACACAAGTACTTGGGACCTAAACAACAATTAGATGCAGCCGATCCTAGTGAACCTAACTATGGTAGTGGTTTAGAAAAGGATTTAATTACTGGTGATGAGACAAATCCAGAAGGTTTTATCAACGAAACTAAAATACAAGACTTGTTATTCATGGAAAATAGAGATCGTAAGTATGATCCAGATGTATTTGAATTAAGAGGCGTATATAACGTAAGTGATAATGATTTTGATCTAAGTCAGTTTGGATTATTTTTAACTAACGATACATTGTTTATTACATTCCACACAAATGATATGGTTGAGAAACTGGGTCGTAAACTTATGCCAGGTGATGTTTTAGAATTACCTCATCTTAGAGATGATCTATTATTGGATCATGACAGAGATGCTGTTAATAAATTTTATGTAGTACAAGATGCTAACCGTGGAAGTGAAGGTTTTAGTCAAACTTGGTACAGTCATATTTGGCGTGTTAAAGTTTCACCACTTACAGATACACAAGAATACGCAGATATACTTGGTACTGCTAATGATCCAAATAGTCTTAAAAATGATATCAGTGCATACAAAACAGAACTTAATATTAGTAATGCTATTGTAAAAAGTGCTGAAG